AGGTGATAAGAAGAGAGAAGTTATTAATGGAGAGGATCTGGTAACTTTCCGTGCCAATACAATTACATATGGTGTACCAATTGATCAACCTCTTGGTCAAAAGATAGACAACTCTAAGATAGGAGTAGTATTTCATACTCACTATCAGGGATCTGAAGTTCCTACTATGAGTGCTCAACCAGGAGCACCTATAAACACATTCACTACCACTCAAGATTGTGCAGTCATTGCTAATGACACACCTATGGATAATATTGAGGTAGATTCAACTACTCTTACTCAGTTTGGTACTGATGTACGGACTATTGAAAACCTGTGCGTTAAGTCTGGAGATTTCTTAGATCATTTGGTATCTAATATGGGTACTACTGGTGAGAAGAAGTTTCATATTGCTTCTTACTTGAAGATGTTCTTTAACGCAGAGATTAAAAACCAAAGAATGATTAATGCTGAGAGTACTCTGAAAGAACTTGGTAAGTTCTACCATACAAAGATGATGAAGGAGATTTCTAAGGTTAAGAACCAGGCACCTAAGCGAGAACTTATGTATAAAGGTCTTCAATATATGGAGGATAATTTTAGTAAGTTCAAAGCAATGCTTGAATTATATAAAAAGATACAGGAAGCTAAGCAACATGTCCTTGAGGTATTAGATAAATTAGAGTCCTTTAGAACCTATGTTGCAACTGAGACTGGTTATAGGGTTACTAATCCAGAAGGATATGTCCTACACATGGATGGTAAAATGATTAAGATAGTCAACCGACTAGAGTTTTCGTACATCAACTTCACACTACCTAAAGACGGATGGAAATAGTAGATTATAAATGTGTCTACTTTACGTTCGGTAGATTCCAACCACCGACGACAGGACACGAAGAGAATTTTAGAGCAGTTCAAAAGACTGCTGGTAAATGTGATTGGTATATTTACTTGTCTCAGACAGAGGATAGTAAGGGTACTAATCCTTTATCTCCTAAGAGTAAGCTAGAGTATGCTAAGAAGATGTTCCCATGGGCATCTAAGAATATAAGAAGTGGTCCTAAAGATCCTGTTGCTATATTAAAGGAACTCCAGCAGGATTATGATGATGCAATGTTTGTTGTTGGATCTGATAGGGTTGCTGCTATGCAGTGGGTCAAGAGATATAATGGTAAGGATTTTTACTTCCGCAAGTTAGAAGTAATGTCATCTGGTGAGCGTGATGCTGATGGTGATACGTTTGCTATCTCTGGTACAAAGATGCGGAGAGCAGCAAAGGCAGGTGACTTTACAACGTTCAGAAAAGGTATACCAAAGGCATTAAATGATAAGGATGCGCGGCGGTTGATGGTGGAATTACATGACAACATGTAATCCATTATAAATATATTCGATACACTACTTTATATTGATGAAGAGTTTTTCAGATTTTACCAAGAAAACTCAGGTTGCGGAAACCAAAATCACCCGTGATAAGTTCTATAAGAACGAAGTCTATAAGAAAGGGGAATGGGTTCTAACTGAGAATGGAAGGGTAGGAAAGATTCTACGTCGTGGACCTAACTATGTACTGTGTCTTACTGCAGAAGAGACAACCTTCCGCACTTGGATCACTGACATTAAAGAAGTCTTCGAGCTTGGAACGGATGCATACCGCAAGTATCTACAGGCATTAACACCTGGACAAAAGATAGAACCTTATTCACAGATAGAGGTTCCTCAAGTCATACCCACTGACCCCAAAAAAGATAAGATGGATCACCACGAAGAAAAAACGCTAGCTCAAGCAGCAGCAGAAGCAATCACAGCGAATGCCAGAATCCCTGGACCACTCTCTGATGAGACTATACAGAAGGAGTGGAGGTATGATTACTCCGCTAAGATAGGCAACACAGATATCAAAGGCAAGGGTGCTGATGGTGTAGGTGGAGGCGATGCTCCTGGTATGAAACTTGCGGAACCTAAGGGTGAAGAAGGTAAGCCAGACATAAAGAAAGTAAAGCATTCATGTGTCACTAAGGTAGAACATCCAGAGTGGGGTGCTGGTAACTGTCTGAAGGAAGAGCACACACTTGATGAGGAAGGAAACGTATCTCATTATGACATCATGTTTGAGCACGGACTAGAGAAGTCAGTTCCTGCTGATTCATTTAAGGTCACTAGAGAAGCAGTGCATGAGCATGTGATTAATCCTGAGCAAGAGAATAGGTCACGTAGACAGACAGACTTAGAACCACCTGCTGGTCCTCATGGAACAAATTATTTGGAACCTGAAGTAAAGACTGAGGGTAAGAAATCCTATACTAAGAAGGGTTCTGAGAAGGAACAAATCAAGCGCAATGAAGTAGTAGGAGAGAAGAGATCCTTCTCAGCTTTCAGGAGTATCGCAGAAAAAAAGTAAAGGGTCCTATCGAGATCATGCCAACCTTGGATGATCCCGAAGGACGTAAACCTTCTGAAGAGAAGATGAAGAAGGCTCCTAAAGAAAAGTTAAAGGAAGCTTGCAATCATACTGAAAAGGGTGTAGACTGTCCAGTGCACGGATCAAAGCTGTGTCCTAAGAGGGATACAGACCCATAATAAATGCGAAAAATTTGGCAAGAGGATATGATATCACATCTATCCTCATTTCAGAATGTAAAAGTACATCATAAATGGATCATCCCAGAGATTCTAAAGTTTGTAGAAACAAACCAACCCATATTAAATGAGTGGGTATTAGATAAGTGGGTTGAGGATAGGAACCTTGGCAGGGTGCAGCTTTGGGATGGCTCATGGACAGTCATCCCTATGCCACTTAATGCTGTAGGTACTACAGCATCAGAAGAAGATTTTGAACTCAGCGAGATGGTTTCATTCGTTGAGTTATTTAATACTACGGTAGAGAAGGTACAGGAAGTACTACCCAAACTAACTGAGAGCATGAAGGAGTGTTGTCCTTTGTTCCATCTGTCACTGCAACCTGAGATAGAGTCTAAGATATTAAAGAGTTGTACTATAAGTAAGTTATCTCCAGGTACAAAGATCAATCCTCATAGTGGTGACATAGATTCATTGAGGTTACATGTACCTATAGTTACTGATCCAGGTGCATGGTTAAGTGTACGTGGACGTAAGAGAACATGGGAGGTGGGAAAACCATTTGCTTTCCATGATCATGATAAACATTGGGCACAACATAACGGTTCTCACGACAGGATTGTAGTTATACTTGACTATTCTTTGTCACAACTTGAAAAGGAAGGTGTTGTTATGGAGAAATGGGAAGATGAAGAGGACTATATATAACAGCACATTGTTATAGCTATGATTAATTTTTTAATGCCCATCGCGATCAGTATTCTCAACAAAGCAGTTGACAGGATACCTGATGACCTTGACTCTGTTATAAAGGACTTCTTAATTAAGTTACTTAAGAAGGCTGCAGCCAAGACAGGAAACAAAGTAGACGACGAATTAGTTGCTGCTTTAGCTAAAGCATTACTAGAATCCTGATTGGATAAATAAAATATAGACAACTATAGAAATTTCGGAGTAACCCATGTCCCTTTACGGAAAGGACGACAGCAACGCCAATAAGACTAAAGGTGGCATAGGTGTAGCTGCATCGTCCAATACAAAAACTATTGTCTTTATTGACGATACAGAAGCACAACTAGCGGTCAACAAAAATAAAGGACTTAGTGGTCCTGGTTGGTGGGCTGTTGATACCTACACAGACATGCATGGTAACACCAGATTCAAGACAGAACATTTAGTAACGATTGCAGGTCCAGAGGCTAACGCTGCTGAGACACAATCCGATGATACATTCGGTGCAGACGTTACTTCTGTAATCACACCTGGTACAGTTGCTAGTGTAACAACATACGCTCCTGCTGGTGCGGTTGCTACAATTAGTGACAACGGTGCAGCTGCTGGAAACAGAACTGCTGGAACATACACAGTAACCAACGCTGCTGGTAACGCATCTGGTACAGGTGCTGACTTCTCAGTTGTAGTTGCTGCTAACGGTGATCCAACAGTCACTATTGTATCTGGTGGTACAGGTTACGCTGACAACGAGACAATCACAATCGCTGATGCCTCACTAGGATCAGGTGGAGCCGCTGCTGTTGTTGTTACAGTAACTGCTGCTGCTACCGCTGCTGCTACATTCACATTGAGTGGAGCATCATCTACTGGTTCAGGTCAGTCACTTACATACCAGTGGCAGAGACAAGAATCTGGCAACACTAACTGGTCTAACCTTGCAGGTAAGACCTCAGCAAATACAGGATCCCTTACAGGACTCACTGCTGCTGCTGACAACGGTGCCAAGTACAGATGTGTAGTTAACAACTCCATTGGTGGTACTACAGCATATAGTACTGCAGGTACGCTAACTGTTAACGACAGAACGTAATGACGCATGAGATTTGATGAATTGAATGAGGATAATTATATCCTATTTGCTATTAAAAATTATGATAACCCTCAAGCGGCAACGAAGGAAGATTTCTTTGAGGACATGAGACGCTTTAAGTATATAAAGCGTCTCCTCAAGAAGTATCACAAAGGTACTGAGGTTAAACTTAGTCTTCTTTTAAACCACATCATTATCATATACAATGTATTTGGTGAAGCTGCACCTTTACTTCTCTTCTATAAGATGGAGAGAGATTACTGGTCAGACATCAAAGCGATTATGATTTTCCTTGATAAGTATCCTAACAGAGTTGCTGAGACGGATTCACTCAAGGAGATTGCAGTAAACGAATGTATCTTAGAGGAGCTTAAAGACATATGATGGGAGCTGGTGGCATAACCAACGTTGGTCCAATCAATACACCCACCACAGGTAAGGGTGCTATTGCTGGATTCGATCCTATCATGGGACTGTCCAAAAGAAGGACAAAAGCTCGTAAGAAAAAGGAGGCTGCAGGTAAGCAGTGGGAACATCGAAGAGATGATCCAACCTACATAGATGGTAGGAGTAAACAAGCACGTAAACTTATTAAGCGTCTCACTAAACGGAAAAAGAAAATGGCTGAAGCATTACAAGTAGAAGACACCCAAAGTGGTGGTGAGACTACTAAACAAGCATATAAATTCATTTCTCAGAAGCGTAAGGTTCAGAAGAAACAGGAACGCGAGAAGCGTGCTGCTAATCGTAAGAAAGAAATTGAGACAATCTCTCGTGCAAAGGCTTCTGACTATGCCAAGAAGGGTAAAGACAGACAGAAGAAACTATCTCAGCAGCTAAAGAAAGAACACACTATGCTTGATGGTCTAGTGTATTTGGAATCACTCTGCGAATTGGTTGATGGTGCTAATGATACAACGTTCTACTTCAGAGACGAGACAGAATTAGTATTGACAAAGGAAGAGGCAACTGTTATAATTGAAAGGTTCTCTCAACTTAGTGAAGAGCATCAGGAAAAACTTACTGAAATGCTATCAACTAGTAAAGAGATTATTACCACCTTTATGTCTATGTGATGCTTGGTTTTATTGATGTATTAAGTGAGGAGCAATCCACCAAAGCAGTAAAACTTGTAGACAACTTAGAAAAAGTTTGGATCCGTAGGGCACCTGACCCTATGGATTTTTTTACTGTCGGGGCATGTACATACTTAGAAGGGTGTGAAAGTATATCCAAGTACCATAAGCACAGGGCTATACTTAACCCTGTACTCAAAAAGAATTTTGATTGGTTGTATGATATAGTTTGTGAGAAGATATCTGCTGAGTTAGGACCAGCAGAGTTGTTAGATTCACTTGCGTTTCCAGGGTTCCATGTCTTTGGTCATAAGCCAGGTCAGGTATCACATCCTGGTTGTGTTGAGAGAATGCAGAAACCATTAGCATCTCTTCATGTTGACATTCAATACAGAGAGCATCCATGTATATGGAATACCTTTGATGAGGTTGACTTAGAAGAACCATTGTCCTTTACATTACCTATTGAACTACCTGAGAATGGTGGTGGGCTGTGGGTATGGGACTGGTTAAGTTTAGATGACGATTGGATAAGGAAATTTAACTTCCAAGATGATAGTCAGAAGGATTCTACTATCAAAAAGTTCATGGAGGATGTTGACCCTAGAGAGAACAAAGAGTTTTGGGATAATGGATCATTACCTTTTGATTACAATGCGATATACGATACTAAACCAATGGTAATACCTTACACAGTAGGTAAGTTGTTCTATCATACAGAACATATCCTACATCAAATCATTCCAGGATATAAACCAAGTAATGTTGATAGAAGGATAACATTACAGGGACATGGTATTAAATGTGATGGGATATGGAGACTGTACTTTTAGATTTTAATAGGATACCTATCCTAACACCTGAAGAATCAGAGAAGGTTTTTCAAGAACTAGTATCCATGAGGAAGTTATGGATAGCTAGAACTAATTGGCATCCTGCTCTAGAGATTGCTGGACCTGACAGTGGTATAGAAAAGTATGTGCATTACTATACTCTAGGTGCTGCCCTCTATATGGATGCCAGAGATCGTGGATGGGACTTCTATAATAAATTACAGAAGATGTATAATCGTGTCCTCAGGAAGCGGTTAGGGTGGTTGTATGATATATTTCTGGAGAAGATACAGGATGAGATTGGATCTGCTGAGTATGAGGATAGTCTAGGTCTTCCAGGATACCACATCTATGAGTTTGAGAATGCTCCTACTGATAGGAAGCATCATCGTTGTCTTCATTATGATGGTCAGTGGTGGTACGCTAGGAATTATTTCAAGCAGAAGTATGGAGTTGATAATGTTGACTGGAAGAATCAATTGAGTATGTCTTTCACTATTAAGGTACCTCATAATGGTTCTGCTATTGCTCTTTGGGATCTACCAAAGAAGCATCATAGGAAGGCAGCAGATCTACAGTACATCTGGTACCATGATATTATAAAAAGGTATGCTAACCTTGAGTATGTTAAGGAGATAAAGGAAGCCAATGCTATTGAAGACCCATGGAAGTTTAAATTATTTGATAAAGACTGTGGTGATCTGGAGCAATATATACCGTATATAATACCCCACTATGAGGGTCATTGTTTTCATTATTCTGGAATGATTATGCATCAGATGATATTAGGAGATGGTTTTAAGGATGGTGACTATAGGATTACATTTCAAGGTCATGGTCTTAAATGTAATGGTAAGTGGAGGTTGTTCTGGTGAGTAGATCATGGTTCGATAAGATCTGGCAGTCCTCAGAAATTAATCCAGGGTTAGAACATCTATTTGATAACTTTGATCTTATACAAGAAGAGTTTCGTGAGAATCTACCAAAACTTCTGTGGAGAGAGTGGGGATACTCTGCAGGATATACTGGACAGCATAAGATTGCTTATGATGGTTGGCAGGTAGCTGGATTGTATGCCCAGTTCGGTGGATATTTAGATGCTGGTAAGTGGGATGATCAATCTAGTATCTGGCGTGCTAATCCTGAGAGATATAAACCAGGTAGTTCAGCAATGGAGATACCTGAGTTCTGTGGGAACCAATTGGAATGGACTGGTGAAGATTTTTCTAAGATGCCTGAAGGTGATCTCAACTTTGAAACTGTCATGCCTAATACAGACATGAAGATTATGTTTACTCCTAACTGTAGTCTCTTACCTAATCTTACTAGGATACTATATGAATCTGGTGTGAGGAGGAGGGTAGGTATAAGTGTTACACGACCTGGTCGTGGTATTGGATGGCACGTTGATAGAGATCCAGAAGGTTGGCAAGAGATGGTCATCAGAGGTATTATTGGATTGGATGTTAGAATAGAAGAGGGGGAAGAATGTTATCTTGGACTTGGCACACCTAAGCAGGAACACATAGAGGACATCAGAGATCGTAAAGGTTTCTTCTTTTATAGTAGAGTTCCTCACCATGTAGTGAACACATTAAAACATCCTCGGTACTGTATTATTTTGGATCATGCACTTAATAAAGAGAATGTAAAGAGAATAAATACTCAGGATAAGTAAAATGAGTCCAACGTGACAGA